ACAACATCAGAATTAGCGCCTCAATTAGATGACACTACACAAGCTGCTTTTTTAGCAGTAGTATCTTAATAAGATTCACTCTTAATTAATTTAAATCCCTTTACTTAATTGTAAGGGGATTTTTTTTTTGTAATAACAAAAGAACAATATTTAACGTCTTAAATAAAGAGAAAGGAAGTTATGATAGTAAACCCAAATGACGCACATCACGTAGTTAAAATAACACCAAGATTTTATCCTACTAATACATTAGAGTTAAAAATAAAGAATAGTTTTAAAGGTACTATTGATGTAGTTCCCGTATTACATTCATTTACTAATGATAATAAGTTACAACTATCATTTAGTTATGCCTTCTCAGACGAATCATCTTACTCTATATCTATAAATGACAATATAACAGATGAAATGGTATACAGAGGGATTATATTAGCTACTACACAAGTTACACAAGATTACAGTTTAACCGCTGCAAAATATAATTGGAAATAATTATGAATGAAATTAAATTAATAAACTTAGCAAGTTACGTAAGACCTAAATTAGTAGAGGATAAATCTAATGATTGGGTATTGAACGGAAGAAATAACCAATACTATCAGTACATTATAGATAGAAATAATGGTAGTGCTACCAACTCTTCAATAAATCAGTCTTATACAACTCTTATTTATGGTAAAGGATTGGCTACGGATAGTGGCAAACTTGGTGCTGAGCAATGGGGAAAGATACAAACTATACTAAGACCGGCAGAACTAAGAAAAATAGTAACAGATTTTCAAGTATTTGGAGAGTTTTCATTTCAAGTAATAGAATCTAAAGGTGGTGAGTTAAATAAAATAGTACATTTACCAAAACAAAACGTAGTACCTTCTATAGCTGATTTAGATAACGTAGTGAATAACTATTGGTATTCAAGAGATTGGAAAAACTTTAGAAAGACAGAAAACAAACCTATTGCATATAAAGCTTTTGGAAGTGGTAAAGGTAGTTCTATTTATGTAGGAAAACCTTACAGAGTAGGAGAAGAATATTTCGGTAGTCCGGATTATAGTGCCGGGCTTCAGTATTGTGAGGCTGAAGAAGAGATATCTAATATGACAATTAGTTCTATAAAGAACGGATTATCTGCGGGTTATATTATTAATATTCCCGATGGAATTAACTACACCGCTGAAGAAAAAGAAGAGTTTGAAAAGCAAGTTAAGGCTAAGCTTACATCTTCAAGTAACGCATCTAATTTTATCATTGCTTTTAACGGAGCAGATGTTGCTATCGAAGTAACACCATTCCCGGTAAATAGTTCAGTACATAAACAATGGGAGGTTTTAACGGGAGAGGCTAAAAGTCAGATAATGACATCTCACAGAGTTATTTCACCTTCATTAGTTGGATTAGATTCAGCTACGGGATTTAGTTCTCAAGCTGATATGATTGATGAAAGCGAAAAGCAATTATTAAAAAGAGTTATAGCACCTAAACAAAAATTCATATTAGATTCTTTAAGTGATGTATTTACTTATTATGGAATTAATATTAGTTTAATATTTAAACCATTAACAGAAGAGGTAGTTATTGAGGAGGTTGTAGATGAGTCTAAAGACGTAGAGTTAACCTCTAACATAGATAAATGTATATCGTGCAGTACAGACGACTTAAACACTCCGAGCGAGGAGTTTGCTAATGAATTGATTGCTTTAGGTGAGGATTTAAATGAAGAATACGGGTTAATGTCATTTAATGAGGTTGATTATGATACAGATGATGACGTTTTAGATTTAGTTAACTTTGCTAATACGGGAACTGCAAGACCAAATGCAAAGAGTTCACAAGATACAGATAAGATAATGGTAAGATATAGATATGTAGGCTCAACTCCCGAGAGAGGATTCTGTAAGCAGATGATGAAGGCAAATAAACTATATAGAAAAGAAGATATCATTCAAATGGAGAAATCAAGTACTAATCCCGGATTTGGTAAAGGTAAAGGAAACGGAAACGCTCCTTATTCTATATGGTTATGGAAAGGTGGCGGTAAAATGTCTGCTAAATATCCTAATGGAACTTGTAAACATAAATGGCAAAGAGAGATATATCTTAAAAAAGGTAAGAAACAAGATTTAAATTCTCCTTTATCTGAAACAATAAGCACATCAGAGGCACGTAGAAAAGGTTTAAAGCCACCTACAAACAATAGTGATGTAAGTATTAAACCACATAATAATAAATAATATGGAATTTTTATTTGTAAGTCCACCAACAATAAAATCAACTACTATAATAGGAGGTAATGTAGATGATGATAAGATAGTTTATATAATTAGTGACGTTCAGAACACAACTATCCTCCCAATGCTTGGTCAAGAATTATATGACGTAATTTATGCGGGTGCTGAAGCTGATAGCTTAACGGGGTTGTATTTAGAACTATACACTAAGTTTGTTCAGCCTATAACTAAATTTCAAACAGTAGCTAACTACGCATTAATATCTAACTATATGGTTGGAAATGGTGGTTCTGTTATTCATCAAGGCGACAATCTAACTCCGATGGATTCTAATGAACTAAATAGATTTTCCGGTACTTATTCGGGGTTTGTAGAGACTTATTTACTTAGGTTTGAGGATTGGATATGTAAAAACCATATTGATGAATATAAAACGCATCAAGATGGAGTAGATGCTCAGAAAATAACTAACAGAGGTGGATGGTTTTTTGGAACGTCTAATGTAGAGGATAGTAAATATAATAAATACTAATAATGGCTGAATTCATAACTTGTAATATTACTAAAGCAATATCTAAAACTTGTAAGAACAGACAAGGTGGTATAAGTAAGTTATATCTATTCCCTTACGTAAAACATTCTAAAAGTTTAAATTTAACTATTGACCAAGAGGTGGTAACATTTCCTTTTACTAATGCTTTTTTATATGAAGCACAAAATATAGCTTTTACAGAATCAACATCTATTCAAAACGGAGGTATTGAGTGGACACAAAAGTTAGATTTTACAATCCCGGAAGCTGATGAAAATTCTGAGGTTTACAAATTAGCTAATAAAGATTATAGTGCAGTTATATTAGATAGAAACGGAAAGTACAGATTTATAGGAATGAGAAATGGTGGAGAGGTTACTGTGAACTCAGCAAGTGGAACATTAAGAAGTGATATGAATGGCTTTAATATATCTTTAACTGCTAAAGAAGATAATCAAGCGTATTATATACCAACTTTTGAAACAATATTTAATGTAGTAACTCCATCAGAATTTATATTACCATCAGCACCATCTAATTTAGTTTATTCTAACTTTAACGGAGGAAATTCTATAGATTTAAATTGGAATGCTTCAACACAAGGAACGTTTCCAATTGGAGGATATTACATATATAATAATAATTCACTATTCGCAACAGTACAGTCTAATAGTATAAATATATCAAACTTAAATCCCTCTAATAGCTACTCTTTTTATGTAAGAGCGTTTGACACAAAGGGAAACTATAGCAGTCCAACTAATAAAATAAATGTAAGTACAGTAAGCGGTGATTATCCGTTTAGAGTTGCGAGTGATGGAGGAGTTGTAGAGAGTGTAGAGTGTGTAAATGAAAAAATAAAGTAAATAATAATTAATAAATAATAATAACGATGATTAAAATTTTCCAAGATTCAGTAACAAAAGAATTAGTAATTGAGAATGGTATCGAGTACAGATACCCGGCATTCTGCGAGATTCAAAGACAAAAGCAAGGTGATTATTTAATAGTAAAAACTCTTCAAGGTAACGAATTACTTTTACAAGCGCCTTACACGAGTCTATTTAATGAAAGTGGAACAGTATACGCTTCTTTTGCGGCATTAAAAACTGCATTAGATGGTTACTTTAACGCTGAGGTGTAATGAGTAGGCGTAGAGTGATGATGATGCTATTTGGATTCTCTGATGAGACCAAAGCATTTATGACACGAGTTAAGGCAGATGGAGGGGTTATAGAGTCTCCAAACTGTATCGACAAGAAATTAGAATTAACATAATAAATAAGAAATAATTATGGCAACACCAAGTTTAGCTATGGTACCATCGGGTTATAAGGATGGGAAATTATATAGTGTATTACCAAACAATGCGGGAGGAGACTTTGATGTAACTCGTGGAAGTTTGGCAACAAGAGTAAATAAAGATGGATTAATTGAACCCGTAGGTACTTTAGGTGCAGACGTAGTTTTAAATGGTGACTTCGAAGAAACGGGAGCAGACCAAGTATTAAATGGTGATTTCTCACAAGAAAGCGCAGAGTTAGTAGTAAATGGTGATTTTGCTACAGATACTGATTGGATTAAACTTTCGGGAGTAACAATCTCGAATGGTATGGCAAATGCACCTTTTGGCTCTTCGGGGAATATAATTAGGCAATCATTAGGAGTTTTAGATGTAAATAAAACTTATAGATACGA